GACGCACACGAAACCACATTAACAACTGTAAATCCAACAGGCGATAGAACAATTAGTTTACCAAATGCGACAGGAACGATTGTATTAAAAGATACTACAGATACACTAACTAATAAAACACTTTCAGGTGGAAGTAACTCTTTGACAGGTTCTTTTACTGGAATTACAAGTATTACATCAACCACATTAACAGACGGTACAATGTCAATTAATAGTGGTTCTATTGCAAGTGCTGTAAATGGTACATTCTCAGGAACAGTAAATGCAGCTACAGATGTTCAAGTTGCTGGTATTTCATTAGCAAGTAGACCTTTCGCCATTGCCCAAGCAGTTGCTCTTGGATAGTATTATAAATATACCTGAAAAGGTATAAAAACAAGGTATATTAATGGCAAACCCAAATACAAGAGAAACATTAAAACAGTACGCTTTGAGAAATCTAGGTAAGCCTGTCATAGAAGTCAATGCTAGTGATGAACAACTAGAAGATAGAATTGACGAGGCATTACAATATTTTGCTCAATATCACTATGATGGTGTTAGAAGAACATATTTAAAATACAAACTTACAAGTGCTGATAAAACAAGATTAAAAACTGCCAATGCAATATCAGAAAGTGCAACAGACGGTACAGTTACTACAGCATGGAATGAAGACAAAAATTATTTAATTGTTCCTGAATCAGTTGTATCAATCATTAATATTTTTCCTTTTTCAAATAAAGGTAATCTAAACTTATTTGATGTAAGATATCAGTTAAGATTAAATGACCTTTATGACTTCTCATCTACAAGTATTATAAACTATGATGTTGTATTAAGACATTTAGATTTTTTAGACCATATATTAGTAGGTGAAAAACCATTAAGATTTAATCAACACGATAACAGATTATACATTGACATGGACTGGACTAACGACTTGGCTACAGATGAATATATTGTAATCGAGTGTTATAGAAAACTAGACCCGGATACTTTTACAGATGTTTATAATGATTTATATTTAAAAAGATATGTTACATCATTATTTAAAAAACAATGGGGTGCTAACTTATCTAAATTCAACGGCGTTGCTATGGTAGGCGGTGTTACTTTAAACGGACAACAAATCTATTCAGAAGCATTAGCTGAAGTTGATAAGTTAGAACAAGAGATAAGAAGTACATACGAATTAAATCCAGCAATAATGATAGGATAATGCCATGGCCATTAATCACCACTTTCAAGGCGGAAACGGCATTGGCAATACCAACGAAAAAACTCTTTACGAAGATTTAATAATCGAAGGCCTAAAAATTTACGGCCATGATGTCTATTACTTACCAAGAACATTAGTTAACAGAGATTTAATTTTAGGCGAAGATAGTTTGTCTAAATTTGATGATTCATATCTAATAGAAATGTATGTAGAAACAACAGAGGGTTTAGCTGGTGAACAAGAATTAATTAGTAAGTTTGGTTTAGAAATTAGAGAAGAAACAACTTTCATGTTATCTAAACGAAGATGGAATGACGCTGTTGATAGTTACCATACAATGATTAAAGAGGGTAGACCAAATGAGGGTGATATAATTTATTACCCATTGATGAATAAATTTTTTGAAATTAGTTTTGTAGAAGACCAAGAGCCATTCTTTCAATTAGGTAACTTACCTGTTTATAAGTTAAGAGCTAGAACATGGGAATACAGTTCAGAAAAATTAGATACTGGCGTTGGAGATATAGATAGCGCTGAAGACCAGTATAGCTTAGATGTGTTAGCACATCAATTTGCTTTAGAAGACGGTAGTGGTGCTTTACAATTAGAAAACGATAGTGTGAGTGGTGATAAAAATTACTTTATTAATGAAGAATATAATATACAAACACAATCTACTTATGCACAAAATTTAGATTTAGACGCACAAGCAGGTTTTAATACCGAAGATACTTCGGATGATATAATTGACTTTTCAGAAAGAAATCCATTTGGTGAGGTAGACTTTTAATGTTTGGACATTTTTATAACGAAGGTATGAGAAAAATGACCGTTGCTTTCGGTCAAGTTTTTAATAACATACAAATTAAAAGAACAGGCTCAGATAGTACAATACAATCTATTAGGGTACCTTTAGCATATGCACCAAAAGAAAAGTTTTTAGTTAGACTTGACCAACAGGCAAGTTTAGATGAAAGAGAATTTGCAATAACATTACCTAGAATGGGTTTTGAGATTGCAGGTATAGAATATGATGGTAGTAGAAAATTAACTAAGGTTCAAAAATTTAGGTCTACTAGTGCAAATTCAGGTGTTATGAATTTTAATTATATGCCTGTGCCTTATAATATATCTTATAATTTATTTTGTTTTACAGCAACTGCCGAGGGTGGTTTACAAATTATAGAACAAATTTTACCATATTTTCAACCAGATTATACTGTTACAATTAATGTTATTCCTGAAATGGGTATTAAAAGAGATGTGCCTATCATATTAAATAATATTAATTATGAAGATAGTTACTCTGGCGATTTTACAACAAGAAGAGCTGTTATCTATACATTAAATTTTACAGCAAAAACTTACTTGTATGGTCCCGCTTCAACACAAAAAGTTATTAGAGAAACACAAGCAGATTTGCATACTGATTTGCCAGCTGCTACAAGAGAAGAAAGAATTACAGTTGTTCCTAACCCCACTAGTGCTGACGCAGATGATGATTTTGGTTTTACAACTACCATATCTTTTTTCCAAGATGGCAGAAACTACGATAAAGATAGAGATGAGGATGTCTAATAAATAATAGTATTGATAGGAGTATAAAATGATTAAGTGTATTGATAATGCTGTGAGTGAAAACGAATTAACCTCTCATTTAAAACCAATAGAATTATATAGATTAAGAGATGGTGTCCACGGTGATTGGGACCATGTTGATTTTCCTTTTTACATGGGAAAAGATATATCAACTTATAGTGTTGAAAATTGGGAAACTCAATGGGGTACCAGAGTTTTAGAAAAATCAAAACAAACAACTCAATTCAATCATTCTTTAATCATACAACATAGAGCTAGACCAAAAGGTGTTTTCTATAACTCTAAATTTGGTGAAGTTTTCCATGAAATTGTAAAAGGTATTGTTCAAAAATATTTACCAGAATATAAACACTATACTTTCGATAGAATGAAACTTAATTTACTAATGAAAACTAATACACCTGGTTATTCTAATATACCCCATATTGATGAGCCAAAAAAACATATATCAATAATATTATATTTAAGTGATAGTGATGGCGAAACAGTATTTTTTAAAGAGAGAGAAGATGGTAGATTAAACGAAGAATTTACAGAGGTGGCTAGGATTAAACCTAAATTTGGTAGAGCAGTTGTTTCAGATGGTCATTTTCATTGTTCTTCAAATCCATATGAAAGTGATTTTAGACTTATCTTAAATACTGTATTGATTCATCCAGATGAAGACACAAGAGGTTCTAATAGGTAATGTAAGAGAGATAAATAGTATTATGGCAATAGAAGATAAAGTAAACGAAATTTTAGGTTTAGAACCTACTAAAACTCCAGAAACAAAAGAGGAGTTTAAAGCACCCGTTGTTAGAACGGAAGAAAAAGATAAAGAAGATGTGGATAATGACCACAAGAATAGTAGGGAATACTATTACAATCTTATTGAAAAAGGACAAGAAGCAATAGAAGGCATTTTAGATGTTGCAAAAGAAGGTCAACACCCTAGAGCTTATGAAGTAGCACTAGCAGGTATTAAAAATGTTGCAGATACGGTTGATAAGTTGCAAGACTTAAATAAAAAATTAAAAGACTTAAAAGAGTTACCTAAAACTGCTAACGCAAATATTAAAAACGCATTGTTTGTTGGTTCAACAGCAGAATTACAAAAGATGTTAAAAAAAGATGAAATTATTGAAAGCAAAACAATTACACCCGAAGAAACAGATATTTCCGATAAATGATTTAGGTTGGGTTAAAAACGGCATTATGCTTCAAGACATACTTGACGGCAAAGATATGTTAGATTGTGTTGAAATAGAACATGACACAAATCCAAATTACGATAAAGAGTATTTTGTTTTTAAAGGTAGCAGTAGAATTGAAGCTGCCGTTAAAATGGGTTTTACCCATATAGAAGGCATAATAATATGAGCACAGACGCATATCTAGGTAATCCTAATTTAAAAAAAGTTAACACACCAGTTGAATTCACAAAAGAAGAAATTAAAGAATATCAAAAGTGTGAAAAAGAACCTTTATATTTTATGGAAAAATATGTTCAAGTAGTTTCACTTGATGAAGGTTTAGTTCCATTTAAAATGTGGGACTTTCAAAAACATATCGTAAGGACAATACATGACAATCGTTTCACAATTTGTAAATTACCTCGTCA